AGAGCCGGCGAACTCAGCCTCGCCCTTGCTGCTGTAGGCTTGCGATCGCACCCGCGACTGGATGAGTTTCAGGCCCCTATTGCGCTTCTCGACGCCCGTGGCGTAATCGGCCTCGGCGACCAGGCTGTCTTCGATCGAGCCGGCCGAGCCCGCGCCGATCTCGAGGCCTGACGCTGCGAACGCAACGCGAGCCGCGCCGACCTTCTGCAGGAGCTCGCGCCGGATCATGTTGGCGCGTTCCTCGCTCGCGAGCGCTTCCTGCTGCCCAGCCATGTCGGACATTTCGGCTTGCCGGTTTGCCTGCGCCATCGATCCGACGCCAGCGGTCAGCGTCGAGAGGATCGACCCAGCCGTCGCAACGCCCGACAAAACCGACAGCGCCGTCGAGCCCGCACTTGCCGCCGCGACTGTCGTGCCTGCCGCCCAGGTCCCAGCGGCAGCACCACCAGCGGCAACGGCCGCGGCAGTCTCGGCAACGCCCAGGCCGACGGCGGCAGCGGTACCCGCCCCAGCAGCCGCCGTTCCAACCATCGAGAAAAGGCCAACGACCAATTCGACCACAGTGCACCCCCTAATATGAAACCTCGTAGCGCATCGAGCGAACCTCGAGCGGTGCCGGGATCTCTTGCGTGACGACGACGCGGCAGTGTTTCGAAATGCCCTCGATGTCCTCGAGCGTCACCGTGCCCGTGTAGAGCCGGTCGAGCAGCGGTCGGCTGAACTGATCGAGCGTCGGTTCGGTGCCGAGCCGATCGACGGGCTCAGGTCCGCCGCTGAAGTTGCGCAAGGGCACGTCGAACTCGGCCTCGCCATTCGCACCGATCGAAACTGCCCCGGTATTGATCAGGCTCAGCTCGACCTCGTAGACGCGACCAGGTGGCCTGAACGGTTGTTCCTGCTGCAGCTTCTCGCGCAGCGGCAACGTGCGCACGTAGGCGAGGTACGGCAGGCCGACATAGCCGGCGAGCGCCGACTTCGACAGGGTGATCTCACCGTTCGTGACGGTGTACGGCCCCGACAGATCGCGATCGGCCATCGCCCAAACCTGCTGCCCTTCCAGGTGCGGACCAACGGTGACGACGTCGATCGGCGTCTCCGAGGAGAACGCGACCGAGCTGTCGAAAAGGCAATTCTCATCGACCTGCTCGAGGACGAGCTCGCCCGCGCGCTGCACGATCTGCCAGACCTCGCCGGCGGCGTCGACTTCGATGTCGACCATCGCGCCGGACGTGACGTATTCCGTCATGGCGATCACGTCCTGCGACCTCAGCAGCGTTAGCGTTGCGACGCTGCCATCGCCGTTCGTCAGGTAAATCAGATTTCCTTCGTTGACGTCGGTCGACTTTTTGATCGCTAGGCTCACGACGCCCGTCAGCAGATGAGGGCCGAGCAGAGATAGAGGCTCGGCGGCGTAATTCTGCTCGACGTCGACGTAGACCATGTCGCGCAACGTCAGGCCGTCCTGCTGCAGGAAGAGCGTCGCATTCTCCGCAAACACCAGCGGCACCGATGCTTCCAAGCCGTGCCGGGTCGCCAGGATGACGTTCAACGGTTGCGTCGCGTCGAGCGTACGGTTCTCGACCCACCACTCGCCGCTTTCGGTAAAGATCTGCAGGTGTCGACCGAGGAAGATCTCGTAGATCGTTTCGACCTGCTTGCTTTCGAGCGTGTACTGGATCGCGTTGCTCGGAATGACCGGGTCGATCGTCATGTCGAAATTGAACAGGTCGCCGATCACCGAGGCCATTAAGGTTTGCGGCGCGGCGCGAAAGCCGGCGACCAGGTGCCGCGACTGGATGAGCGCGCCGGCGCGCGGCCAGCCGGTTTCGTCCGACATGATCAAGCCGTCGACCTTGATCCCGCGCTGCACCGTTGTCGTCACCGGATCGAGCGATCCGCCCAGCACGCGCGCGTCGAGCTTCGGCCAGCGTCGGCCGGCACTGCCGCCGGTGAACTGGATGCGCACCGCCACCGGCGACAGCCCCGTCAGCGTCGCCAGGATGCCGTCACTCGCGACCCCCGGAATGGCGACCAGTGCGGCCGTCAGCTGCGCCGGCAGATCGCCGGCGGCCGTGAAGACGATCGGTGCCGTGACCTGGTCGGCCAGAAACAGCACGATCTGCTGGCCAGCCGTCAGCGCTGGAAACGCGATCGATTGGATCTCGTCCTGCTCGCCGGTGAAAGACGTCGAGGTTTCGAGCGCAGGCACGTTCGTCCATGGCGCCGGCGACGTATCCCATTCGTCGCGAGCGCCCTGGCGGGTGATGCGCGGCGTCTTCAGATCCTCGTGATACAGAAATGCCGTGTCCTGGCTTTGCGTGTTGTTGCAGCTGTCGATCTCGGCGGCGCCGAGTGCGACGGGGATCGACGCCAGATAGAGGCCGCGTTCGAAGACGTCGATGTTCCGATCCGTGAAGACGAGCTGATAGACGTCGTCGACCGACTTCGCGAACGGCACAAAGCGCGCCGGCGACAGGCGCCCGGTCTCGCTCCACATGCGCAGCCCGTCGAGTGTGATCACCCCCGCGCCGACTGCGCCATAAAGCACGACGCGGAACGATCGCGACGTCATCACAGTGCCGGGCTTGCCACCGAAACGTCGCGTGCGGCTTGACGTGCGCAGATTGCGGCGCGGCGACAGCGTTGCATCGTCGGCGCCTGGTGCCGGCCGCCAGCCGGCGCCATCCCAATACTCGACCGCCAGAACATCGTCGAACCGTAGCGACGCACCCCGGAACCCCTCGAGATCGACGAAGGCGATCGGCATCGCGACGCCCAGGTCGACTTCCGCGACGACGAACACGTCGGCACCAACGGCCGACGTTTCGTACGCGGTCGAGATGTCCTGGTCGACCAGCGCCGAGGCCGTGCCGCCATTGTGCGCGGTGATCATCGTCGTCGTGACCTGGACCGGTTCGAGACGCCGGCGCAGGCGACGCTGGCGCATGTAACCGCCGGCCCGGCGCCGAAACCCGCCCTGCGGTCGAACCTGGACGTTCCGGCCCGTATCGAGCGCCGTGTAGTAGTGCACCAGGTCCTGGCGCTCATGCAGCCGAGGATCTAGCACGCCCTTCGTTACGGCGTTGATGAGAGACGCGCGTCGCGCCATGTTTAAAACCTCACGTCGACCAGAGGATTGACGCCGCCGGCCATCGACGGTGACGGCTCGCCGTACGCATCCAGCGCCTTCGCCTGGCCGAAGTGCCCGCCTTCGCCCATCATGCTGTCCGATCCATAAGCGGCAGTCCGCAGCGTGCTCCACATGCGCAGATCCTCGCGGATCGACAGCGCGAACTCTGCCATCAGAGCGAGGCGCACCAGCTCGAGCAGATAGCCAGGCCAGGCCGCCGGCGGCGCTGCAATGCCGAACCGCAGCCAGACGGCGGTCGCGTTCGAGTGCAATTCTTTCGCGGCCGTACCGTCGGGGCCGAGCGACAGCTCCCAATCGACGAAAGGCACCCGGCATTCCGATTGATCATAGGCAGCGCGCGGTGCGCCCAGGATGTCCGACGGCATCTGGTAGGCGTAGGCCCAATGCTGCGTCGGCGCCGCCGTCAGGCGAGACAGCGCGCGGGTTCGGCGACAGCAGGTCCATGGGTAGCGCGACAGGATATCGTCGCGAATAGCTCGGTAGATTGCGAGCGGCTTTTCAGCTTTCGGATTATCGATGCTCTGCACCGGCGAAGCACCGATGCGCCGCAGCGCCAGATCGACGATCTCGATTTCGGTTGGCATGCTGGCCGGTCTTTCCCGTTAGAAAAAACAGCGGCGGTTCCGGGCAAGAGAACCGCCGCTGCAGGGACTGAGAACGTCGCCGGGGTGACAGCTGGTCCTCAGGATCTCAGCCGGCGGTTGCGGTCTGCAGCGCGATCGTCACGCCGGACGCGCTGCTGGCGGTAACCACGTAGGACTTACGAACGGGCGTGCCGCCGACCGCCATGACGGCGTCGATGATGGTACCCTTCGGCAACCGCAGGTAAGCCGCATCGAAGTAGGCGGCCGTTTCGACGGTGGCCGCCGCGTCGGCCGTAATGAGATGCGCGCGGTGCGCGACCTTGTCCTCGCCGCCGCCGGTGTAGACGCAGCCAGGGTTGCTCACCGAAAGATTTTTCGCGTCGTATGCCATTGCTCAGTCTCCGGATGGTGAAACGGGAAAACAGAAAAGGCGCGAGGCCGAAACCCCGCGCCAGCTCGATTAGGTGAACGTCGGCAGCGTGTCGGTCTTGTAACGGCACTCTTGGATGCCGATCGTCTGGATCAGCGTGGCGCCGCCTGACAGCGTCGACTGGTACCACCAGCGCTTGCGCTTCACCTCGCGTTCGAACTCAGACTTGAGCGGCTGGCCGGTGTAGCCGGTGCCGAGCGCCGAGCGGTGCCACATGTAGAACGTCCCGTTCGTCGACGAGATCTTCTGCAGATGCACCGGCAGTTCGAAGAAGTGGATGTTCTGCCAGCTGCGCCGACGTAGGCCGTTCGCGAACGGCAGGTCGCCGCCGACCCATTGCGAATTGGCGAACACCTCGTAGCTCATCATTGTGTCGAACACGACCGGTGGCAGGCCGCAAAAGCTCATGCCGTCCTCAACCGGGACATCGCGGCCGAACAAGGCACGACGCGCGGCCAGCGCCTCGCCGGGGCCGAACGCATTGGCGAACGCCCCCGTGACCTGCGAGATCCCGTTGAAGTCCGTCGCCTGCATTTTTGCATACAGGATCTCGTCATGCTTGCGGCCAAGCGCCATGGCGGCCGTCGCGGTGACGGTGTCGACCTCGTTCGGCGCCATTCGATCGAGATCGTAATCGTAGATGTAGTCGGCGGCGTCCCACTCTTCCGCGTCCAGCAGGATCTCGCCGCGCGTTGCGTTCATCGGCTTGACTTCGTCGCCGCGCGTGTAGCTCTGCGCGACGCCCTTGCCGGCAATCGGGAAGTGGAATTTTTTGCCTTCGACCTTCGTCGGGCCGACCGACATGCCCTTCGTCAGATAACCTTTCTGCTGGTAGACGTGGATGACCTTGCTGTCCCACTGCTCTTGGAACCACGCTGATGCTTCGAGCGACATTCTAGCCTCCGGTGAAAAATCAAAAGCCCCGCCGCTCTGAGCGACGGGGCTTGACGGAGGCCAGGCCGGGGCACCGCGCGATCAGATCGGATCGGGGAACCATAGGCCAGGTGCAGGCCGATAGACTTTTCAGCGTCTCAGCTGCGCTTGCGCGGGCCGAGCGTGCGCATTTTGGCGTCGATCCCTTGCCGGTACGACATGTCGAACTTCGGCGACTGGCTGTCGTACCGTTCGTCTTTCATGTCCTGATCCCACTGATTCCAGCTGTAAGCGCCACCAGCACCCTGGCCGCCGCCTTGCACGCCGGTCACCCCGAAATGCTTGAACACCTTCTCGAGCGCGATCACGCCCTGCGGCAAGTCGCCGACGGCCTGCAGCAGGTTCGCCTCCGACTTCGTCAGCACCTGGCGCGTCACCAGGCCGTTGAGATTGCCGAGCACGTCATTCGCGCGCCGAGCCGCCTGCGCCTTGCGGGTGGCGGGATCTCCACCCTTGGGCGCCAGCGCTTCGATATACTGCTGCGGGTCGATCCCCTCATCGAGCAGACCTTTTTCCAGCATGCCCTCATAGAGGCCGGTGAACATGTTCTGGAACTGATCGTTCGTCAGGCCGGCCGCGTGCGCGACGCTTTTCACGATCGGCAGCACCGGATCGTCCTTCATGTCGCCAAACCGAGCCGTCTGCTTTTCGCTCAGCGTCAACGTATACTCTTCCGCCTTCGCCGGCGCCTTCGGCCGACCTGCGATTTCGCCGGCGAGCTTGTCGATGGTCTCGCGATCGTTCGCCCCTTTGAACCGTTCGTCGAGCCCTTCCGGCACATAGGGCGTGCCAGCACCGGCGGTGCCGGTGGCGGCGCTGGCGGCGCCGCCCTCGCCACCTGCGCCACCGCCATCGCCGGCACCTGCCTCGCCGGCCAGCGCTGCCATGCGGCCCTTGCCGCCGCCCGCATCGCCGGCGCCGCCAGCGCCGCCACCGGCACCACCCGCGCCATCGTCAAGGTTGAACACAACGCCCAGCAGATCCCACAGTCGATTTTTAAACATGGCTCACCCCTTCGTTCGTTTCGAGCCTTTCGACCT